TTCCCAAGACCGAGCCGGGGAAAACTGGGCGGGGACTGGGCGGGGACATCGACACCGGCCTTCGCCAGCCAGTCAGGACCGACGCGCAACAGCGGCTGGAGCGCTCGCGAGAATGGCTCAAGAGCTACCACGCAAAGGACAATGCACATGCATGGGGGAGCAATGGCGAAGAACGTTCGAAGGACGGGGATTCCAGCGACGATCAAGGGGAAGGCAAATCCGGCATATCCGCATGACCGGCGCTCGACCGATACGCTCTCCGCGGGGGAATACGGCGCCATCGTGGTCGATGATCCCTATGAGGTGGGAGGAAAGCTGTCGACGTTGCGGCAGTTCAGGGCCGATCCTCTCGCGAGGCTTCACAGTCACCGCCAGATTGACGATGCGCAGTTCGCGGCGGGGAGAGCCTATCAACGCGACCGGGAGATCGCCGAGCGTGGCGCCAGGGCGATCGATCCGACCAAGGAAGCCGTCGACGGAGGCGTGGTGCCAGAAGCGCTCACGGATCGCCAGATCAAGGCCAGGAAGCGCCTGATCAAGATCGAGAGGGATCTCGGCCGCCGGCTGATGTCGGTTATCGAGGCCGTCCTGATCGACGGCAAGACGATCGAGCAGTTTACCCAGAGCCGTGTCCAATCGGTGCTGAAATTGCATGGCGGCCTCTTCCGCGTCGCGCTGAACGAGCTCGCCGTGATCTATTGCCTATCAAACGGAGAAGCTCCTGTGGAAGAAGACGCATGATCGTTGCTGTACAGCAAATCACCATGCATTAGGTAGCATCCCCCATGCGCAGCATCAGCGATCACCTCACCGCGAAATTCCGCGACCTCGGAATTCCCGAGATCAGTGACCAGCAACTTGAGGGCGGCCGCCAGGTCATCTCGTTCGGTGATGGCTCACGGATCTACGTCGGGCCGTTCTCATCAGATGCTGAGATCGAGGCCGCGGCCCGTCTTGCGTTCCATAAACCCGAGGACGTTCCCATGTCCGACGAACCCAACGCGACGCCGCTCCCGGTCGTCGAGATGGCTCCTGCGGCTTCTGATGCTGCCCCGCCGCTCGCTGGAGTTACCGCACGCGGCTATCGTCCGGGATCGATCAAGACGATGCTGGCAGAGATCAACCAAGCAGGGGCATCCCTGATGGATGAGCTTCACGCGGAGGCAGAGAAGGTCCACGAGGCATTCGATCGCGTGCGCAAGGTCAAGAGCGACCTCAAGGCGACCCACGAGGGCATTGCCTCGGAGCTGGGTCAGTTTTCGAACGAGTAGGGGCCATGGCCGCACGTACCCGGAAGGTCCGGCACGATGAAAACACCAGGGCCAAAATCAAGGCAAGTCAGCTTATAAATCGCCTTTCGGCTCATGTATTTGGAAAAGTTGACATGAAGCCGACGCAAGTCACTGCGGCGCTTGGCCTTTTGAAGAAGACAATTCCGGACCTGTCGTCACAGGCAGTTGATCTGAACGGCAACCTCAGCATTTCGCACGAGGACGCCCTTGACGAGCTTGAGTGACCGAGAGCGCTCCGTTCGCCAGAAACTGAAGAGCGATTTCGCTCACTACTCGGCTAGGTGCCTGAAGATTAGAACGAAGGCAGGAAAGATTGAGCCGCTGGTGCTGAATGAAGCCCAGCTCTACTTGCACGGTCGACTTGAGGCGCAGCGGCAACGCTCTGGCAAGGTTCGGGCGCTGGTGCTGAAAGGGCGGCAGCAGGGCATTTCGACCTATATCGGCGGTCGCTATTACTGGCGAGCGACCCATTCCCGTGGTGTTCGCGTGTTCATACTGACGCATGAGCAGGATGCAACGAATAACCTCTTTGGGATGGTCGAGCGCTATCACTCGCACTGTCCGGGCCTGGTCAAGCCGGCAACGGGCGCGGCAAATGCCAAGGAGTTAAGTTTCGAAACGCTGGAAAGCGGCTACGCGGTCGGCACAGCGGGCGCCAAGGCGGTAGGGCGGTCGCAGACGGTCCAGCTCTTCCACGGTTCTGAGGTTGCGTTTTGGCCAAATGCCAAGACGCACTTTGCTGGTGTCGTCCAGGCTATCCCCGATTTGCCGGGAACTGAGATCGTTCTGGAGTCCACAGCGAACGGAGTGGGGGGCGAATTTCACGAGCGCTGGCAACAGGCTGAAGCTGGTGTCGGCGATTATGAGGCGATCTTCATCCCTTGGTTCTGGCAGCCGGAGTATCGGCGCCAAGTAACGCTAGACTTCAAACTAGACGAGGAAGAGCAGAAATACGCCGACGCGCACAAGCTCGATCTTGAGCAGATGGCATGGCGGCGGGCGAAGATAGCGGAACTGAAAGATCCGCTCCTCTTCAAGCAGGAATATCCGGCAACGGCCGACGAGGCGTTCCAGCTCACAGGGCACGACAGTTTCATCAAGTCCGAGGCAGTTCTGGCGGCGCGCAAACGGACCTGTGAGGGTATCGGGCCTTTGGTGATCGGAGCGGACCCAGCGCGGTTTGGCGATGATCGTTTCTCGCTCGCGTGGCGCAAAGGCCGTCAGGTCTCAAAGATTGAGAGCCGAGGCAAGATCGACACGGTCGCAGGGGCTAACTGGATTAAGCAGGTTATCGATACTGACAAGCCGGCTCGCGTCTTTGTGGATGTTGGTGGTGTTGGCGCCGGCGTTGTCGATATTCTGCATTCGTGGGGTGGCGTTTATCTTGATACGGTTACCCCGATCAACTTCGGATCAGAGCCGCAAGAGCCAGTAATCCTGCTGCCAGACGGGACGAAGTCGGCAGGTCCCCGCAATCGCCGCGCAGAAATGTGGTCGCGGTCCCGAGATTGGCTCGATGAGCCAGGTGGTGCGGACATCCCGGATTCGGACGGTCTCCAAGCCGACGCCTGCGGGCCCGGTTACCACTACGACGTAAACCAGCGGCTTCTTCTGGAGAGCAAGGAGCACATGCGGGCTCGTGGGGTGCGGTCGCCAGATGAATGGGACGCGATCGTTCTGACCTTTGCCGAGCCGGTCCACGAGAAAGTTGATTCAGCGCCGCGATCGCATCGGCGCGCAGGAAGCTGGCAGGGCGCATGAGCGATATCGAGCTCTACGACGTCGAGCCTGGAGAAACACCAATGACGCATCGCGCGTTCCGGATCGGCCCGACGCTGATCAATGTGTTTGACAGCCGGATGGCTGCCGACCGCTTCCGCAAGAAGCAGGAAGGCGACACCACGATCCTGATCCGTGGTCACAGCTATTTCGCGCGCCGGAATGGGGTTGAAATGACGGTATCGCTGCGGCGTGAGCCGCCTCCGGAGAGCAGTCATGTGTTGGCGGCGGCAAAGGCAGTATCCGATGAGGTCGAGCGCATGATCGCCCGGGAGCTTGCTGCCTGATGGCCTATACCGACGACACCTCCGTCAAGGAACTCGACGAAGACGTCGACACCGGGAAGGCTCCGGAGGAGGCTGTCGACGCCGAGACTGGCCTCGATGAGGATGAAGACGATCAGGTCGACAAGTCGAAATGGCCTGAGATCCACAAGGATGCGTTGCTCGAATATGAGCGCGCTTGGGAGCGCGAGCGATCCAACATTGAGGAAGCCTATGATGATCTTCGCTTCCGCCGCGGTCGTGTCTCCGACCAGTGGGACCCGATCGCATTAGCTGCTCGCGTCGGCCGCCCGACGCACGTCAACAACAAGATTCCGCAGTTCATCCGCCAGGTGACCGGTGACCAGCGCCAGATGCGGCCTTCGATCGAGGTGGTTCCGGTCGACAGCTCGGCCGATATCGACGTCGCCGATGTCCGTGGTGGTATCGTCCGCTATATCGAGAACCGAAGCCACGGCAAATGGATCTACAATCAAGGTGGAGATAGCCAGGTCGCCTGCGGCATCGGTCATTGGGAGGTTCTCACTGAATATTCCCACGCCAACACGTTCAACCAGGAAATCCGCATTGGGCTGATCGAGGATGGCGTCGCCGTGCTCTGGGATGCCGATGCAAAGCTCCTGACCCGCGAGGACGCCAACCATTGCTTCGTGCCGAACGACCGCACCGCCGCGGCATTCAAGCGCGATTGGCCCGATGCGGTCGCATCCGGTTTCGACACATCGCTTTGCGGTACCGGCACGTCGGCAGCTTTCGATAGCTGGCATCACGACGACTATATCCGCGAGGTCATCTACTGGAAGAAAAAGCCATACGATCGCATGCTGGCGCAGATGCCGGATGGCTCGATCGTGGACCTCTCGGAGAAGTTCGAGGATGCGACGAAAGATGTCCGCAAGCAAGCGCTGTCTGAGGCGCGGCAGGCCGGAATCTCTATCCGCAAGCGCTCCAGCTACAAAATCTGCCGCTACCTCATGACGATGGCGGAAATCCTAGAGGAGAAGGAATGGAAGGGGATGCACATCCCCGTCGTCCCGATCATCGGCGAGGAAGTCCGGATCGGGCGCGACGTCTATCGGACTGGCCTGGTGCGTCCGGTGAAGGACCTGCAGCGCATGGTCAACTACTATGCGTCGGCTGAGACTGAGGTGGTGGCGCTGCAGCCCAAGGCGCCGTTTCTCGGCACCAAGAAGATGTTTGAGGACCGCTACGACCTATGGGACACGGCGAACTCGGAAAATCACCCGTTCCTTGAGTATACGCCTGATCCGCTAGTTCCGGGCGGCAAGCCTGAGCGCATCCGGCCGCCGGATGCATCGGCCGCGATCCAGCAGGGCGCGATCAACGCCGCGAACGACATGAAGGAGGTGCTCGGCATCTACAATGCCAACCTCGGCGCCAAGTCGAACGAGCATTCAGGTGTTGCGATCCGTGAGCGCGACAAGCAGGGCGATACTGGAACCTTTGTCTATATCGACAACATGGCGCTAGCGATCCAGCGCACGGGCGTCATCATCAACGACCTGATTCCGCATATCTATGACAACCAGCGTCAGATGCGGATCATCGGCAACGATGGCAAGGCTGCAATTGCCACGGTCAACAAGGTGCAGGTGGTCGACGGGCAGGAGACGGTCGAGAACGACCTCTCAGTGGGTGCCTATGACGTCGAGATGGAGCAGGGACCGAGCTATGCGACGCGGCGCGAGGAAGCGCGCGACGGCATGCAGGCATTCATCCAGGCCGTTCCAGCGGCGGCTCCCCTGATTGGAGACCTGTACGCCGAGGCCCAGGACTGGCCCAACGCGCGCCAGATCGGCGAGCGTCTCCAGGAGATGCTTCCCCCTCCGATCAAGCAGAAGCTTGAGCAGGAGCAAGCCGAGCGCGAGCGGGCATCCGGAAAGCCTCCGAAGCCTCCGAGCCCGCAGCAGGTTGCCCAGATGCAGGCGGCACAGCAGGCTCAGGCTCAGCAGCAGGCGCTTCAGCAGCAGGAAATCCAACTTAAGATGGCTGAGCAGAAGGCAAAAACCGACGAGATGGAGGCGAAGGCCCGCAAGGCCAACGCCGAAGCTGACCGCGCGGAAATCGAAGCGCAGATTTTGAAGCAGAAGCTTGCGAGCGCTCATATGGGCGAGCTTCGTGCCATCGAGGCCCACGACCACGCCATCGAGGACGTTCACCAGAGCCGTCAGCACGCCCAGGACGCGCATGAAGCTGACATGGTTCTCAAGGGCCTCAACGGCCAAGCGACCATGCAGGCGGCTGACGATAGCGCATTACAGGATTCCGGCCAACCGGCCGAATGAGCTTCGCTGAGATCTGGCGCGCAAGGCGCCGGGTGACGCGATGAATAGCCGCGAGAGCGGCAAACCCCAAGAGAGTGATCGATGACCACGTCCAACGAGCAGGCGGGAACGCCGGCTGGGGCTGACACTTCTGCTGCAACGACCGATGCCGACGGCATCATGGACCTCGATGCGATGGCTGATGCCGGCAACGCCGAGCCTCAGAGCGACATCGAAGACGGCTCCCTCAATGTCGAAGCCGAGCCTGAAGTCAAGGAGACGCCGGAAACGGCGGCCGAGACCGAGGAAAAGGCCGAGGAAGAGAGGAAAAAGCTGTCCGGCGCGCAACGTGCCAAGATCCGCGAACAGCGGCTTTTGGACGAGATCGCCAACCGGGACCGTGAACTCGAAACCTTGCGCAACAAGGGACGCGAAACGCCGGCTCCGAAGGCTGGCGATGCTGATCCCGAAGCGCCGAAGGAAGCGGACTTCAACGGCGATTACTTCGCCTTCGCCCAGGCGCTCGCGGCGTACAACGCCGGCAAATCGGCGCGCGAGGCGGTGCGGGCGGAATTCAAGACCCGTGAAGACGCCGAGGCACAACAGCGGCAGGAGAGTGAGGCGCGGCAGCGTCGTCTTGATCACGAAGAGCGAGTGGAGACCGCGAAGGAGGTCATTACCGACTTCGATACGGTCATGGAAGGGATGAGGGGCGTCAATGTTCGCGACGATCTGATCGAAGAGATCATGTCATCGAAGAACAGCGCAGTCATCGCCTACCACCTCGCCAAGAACCCGAGCGAGCTC